CTTTACTTGGTTCTAGCATGTTACAAATATCTTGAATAATCAATTCAGCAAACTTCTGTTCAAAAACATAAGGGTTCCATACTTTCTCACCTTTGCGTTGTGGGCCATATTGTTCTGCTGCATAGTCCATTGCTTCAACTGATAGCACTTTAAGTCGAGGGTGCATTTTGTTCCTTTCCGATTATGAGCTTTTCAGCTTCACTTACATAATAATCCAAGTCAACATCATAACCGAAATCAGCGATGTTGTTGCAAGTTTTTACATTCCAAGATGTATCAATTCCCATTCGTCTTGCGCTCTGATCTTCATTGTCAGGTAGTGCTGGCATCAACTTGATCAATTTACCACCAGTCCTACAAGGATAGTATCGGCAAATATTTTGCTGTTGCTCTACTCGACCGTCTTCGAATTCTAGCACAAGTGTAGAACTGCGAGGTACTTTTGTACGCAGCATAAAATCAAAGATGTTTCCTTTATCAAGATGATCTTTGATGAATTCACTTATGTCTTTGCCATGCAACATTGCAGCTTCTACTGCCATTGGAATAACTAAACCACCTTGATTCTTGTGCCATTCTAGACCTTCGTATTGGTATGCACCTTTGCGTTTAATCTTACCATTCGTATAGACTGCTGAATAGTTATTTACATCCCTGATGTACATTTTACTGTAATCGACAAACTCTAATTCCAAGCCTACATCTTTTTGCCATTGAGCGCAAATGGAATTGTACTGTTCTTCACTATCGCGTGTCATAGCTACAGTCAAACCATCGGTATTTAACTGCACTAACTTGAGCTTCGGAATCTGCAACAATTGATCTGCCAACATAAGCAAAGACAATTGACCATTGATAGTGATTGACATTGTAAACTTAGGATCATAGAACACAGAATACTTATCATTACTCTTTCCATAAGTACCGTTCAGAGCTAGTTTAAGCATCGCATTCTCTGCTGTATTCTTAGCATAAGATTTACGCTGTTCATACATGTCCTGATAAATTACACAGAACTCAGAACCTAGATGTTCAGGATAGATTTTATTAGCGATAGCGATGTTAGGGTACATTGAGCTTACGTCAGCATCACGCACCATGTATGTTTTATTCTCACTGACAATCTTATCTGATAATGAAGCATGTACGCCACCTACACCAAAGTCAATACGATAACCATCAACCACTACATTAAGTGTCTCAACAATATTGTAGCAACCCCAATAAGATTTCTTAGGTACTCTAACCTTCTTTGGTTTCTTTGCAAGATCAGGACAACCATCTGCATCTAACACGTGTTCTGTTACATGCAAACCATTGGAATCAAATAGATACTCAGTTGCTTTGAGTTCTTCAATTTCAATCCAACCCAAAGGATGTTCTTTTTTAAACTCAGCAGTATCTTGATCAATGTCTACAACTTTGAGCTTCTTGCGTTTGACAGTAAGATTAGCATACTTTGCTACTTCACCAAGGTCATGCTCTTCAATGTCAGAGAACACACCTTTTGTTTCAGTAATAACCTGACTAGAAAACCAATCAAAGACAGCTTGAAATTCTGGTCGCGTGAAAGTATAGTACTTAAACAAACAATCCTTAATTGCAATCTTATCGCGTTTAGTTTGCTTCATTACTTTCTTACCGTCTTTGTAGTGATGCAGCTTTACACCTGAATCTTCAAGCTTCATTTGAAAGTACTCCGCACCAATCTTAGTATCATCAGCATTGGTAAAGTCACGACCAAGCTGAATACTCAGTTTATCTCTGAACTCAATCTGAGGTAGAGACTTCATGTAAAATTCCAATGTGCAGTTAACATCGTGCATGTTGTAGATTTTGAGCTTATCAATCTGTTCATCGTTAAGTTCAGCATCCACGGCATACGGAAGGTCTTCAATATTTTCAAGACGCATGTTGAACTCAAGCATCTTCAAACCCGTAGCTTTTGCTTTGTTGTTGAAGTGATGGATTCGGTACAGGTCAACTTGCTTTACAATCTGATCTGCTGTCTTGATGCTATTACCAAAACCGTTATCTTTGAAAGAGTCAATCTGTTTTTGTGCAAGCTTATGCACAGCAGCAGCAATTTGCTTACCTGACTTTGTGTTCCATGAACTACGACCAATCAGTACTTCGTGTAGGATTGGATAGTCAAAATTCAATGAGTTGAAGCCCACCATACGTCCTCCAGTGGATTCAATGTGATCTACGCAAGCATAGATATATCCAAGTTCATTCAGACGGTTAGATACCTCAAAGACACGCTGGTGCTTGCCGTCTGCACGAATGATCGCAAACGTAAACGCTGACTTGTAGGTTTCAATGTCGTAAATCCAATCTTTCGTCAAATCCATTTGTAGTTCTCCAAATAAAACAAGCCCCAAGTCTATCACAACTTAGGGCTTTCGTCAAGATCAATTCTGGTTATTTAACCAGTCATCTAGATTGTGCAAAGTATGCGTATCGTTATCGTAATAAACATTACCTGCTGGCCCTGTCAATCCACAAATACGATTCTTACTTAGCACTACTTTTGTTGTGTTTCTTTCAACACGATCTTCCGCGTACTTGTTTCGGCTTAGAAGAATGTTAGCTGAAGCTGATTTAATAATAGTAGAACTTCCTTGAATTTCTTCTTCTGTGAAAGAACCACCTTGTGATGAATTCTGAGCACCAGAAGCAGACTTACGAACGTGGTTAATAAAAATC